GGGGATGCCGTCGCACCCCCAGTATAACATCTAGATGTTTATGTGTCTATATGGAATATCAGAAGCTGTACTTGACGCCCAACTTACCACCAAGACCGAAGTCATCTTCGTCTTCTGCGGTCAGGAACGACATCTCACCATAGACGCCAAGTGCGTCGGAAACGGGGACGCCAATTCCTGCCTTACCAGAGAACTGGGTGTCAGTTTCTTGTCCGTCAACGGCGACGATTGCAGGGCCTGCTTGGACGTAATATCCAGCAGCACCTACTTCGCCTTCAAAGCCAACGTGAAGGTCTGTCGTGGCCGCAGTGTAGTCGTCTCCGACCCAACCGGCATTGGTTTCTACGTTAACGTAGGGACCTGCAAGGGCAGCGCCAGCAGAAGCGAACAGAGCAGCGGAAGCTGCGAATACAGATTTAAACATTTGTTTTACCTTTAAGTATATCTCGTGGAGTGTCCCACGGATGGAAAGACCCTCGACATGGGTCTGTTTGTAAACTGTCACACTATAGTAAGTATTTCTACGGTGTGACAATTGTTATTTATCTTAAAACACTTTTAAGATTTTGTCAAGAAGATTCGGTCTCCTCAACCTTTTCCTCTTCTTGTGGAGGAGGGACAGAGTTTGGTGTTGCTCTGCCCAAGTATGGATCATAGTTCATCCACTCTCTAATGTCAACCGTTGCTCCAGACTGACTCCAGAAGTTCCAAAGTGCATTGTATGGACCCTGATGAAACACGTTGATGTGCTCAGGGTGAATGGTTGATTGGAAGTCAAGATTATAAAGGAAGATGGGAATAGAATATGTCTTCCCACTCTCAAGGATTGTATCCTCAGATACTGCTCTTGGCTTTACATTGTTATCCAACTTCCATTTATCACCACGCATATGATTACGGAGAACCTTTCCTGCATGGTGACGTGTGATTAAGTAAGCAGCAGCAGAGAAGTCATTAACAAACTTCAAGTGCAACTTAACATAGATGTCTCCAGTTGTAATTGTAGTCAACTGAATACAATCCCAATCATATGGAACATATGAGAAGAATTCTTTCCAAGTAAAGTTCCAGAACCTAGCAACCTCAAGCACTGCATCATCTTCCATGATCAGACAATAATCATCATCAGTCTCCTCATAGAAATGCTTGATTGCTTTGAGATGTGACATACAACAACCAACTTCTTGCTGGTTCATCATGTCAGGAAATTTTCCCTTCATATGAGAAGTGACATCATCCTCTCTCCCATCATATCCAGAGATGCGAGTATGATTTTCAATCTCCCAATAATCAAACTGGTTTTCCATATACTCACGTCTTTTGACATCAGCATCGAGATTTAACCAGTAGATATGAGGGAGTCCTTGTAGTTTAAATGCTGACTTATTTTTGTCACGCATCAATTCTTGTCCAGCCATCGGGAATTAAATCAGAAGTATCGTGGTCTTTAGTATATCCAGTTCCAAACCACTGGACAGGTGCAATAACTTTCTTGTTCTTGTTTGTAGAGAGCCATGCTCCCCACCAAGAATAAGTTGAATTTGCAATGATAAAATCAGAACAAAGACTCATCAAACAAAGATCAACTCTATTGTCATCATTCTCAGAAACCATAAAACGATCATTAGAGAATAGTTCTTGTTCTTTACACCATGCAGGATCATCTGAGAATACAATCACTTGCCTATCATCAAAGTGCTTCAGTGCCTTCTCATAATAACTAAGTGGGCATGGAGGATGATTAGCACTGTTAGAGATGTAGTCTGTGCGACGAACATGAAGTGCAAGAGGATTATCTAACTGAGATACTAATTCTTTACATGGTGTAAGAATTTCTTCCTTAAATGTAAAGTCATCACGAATTTCACTTTTAATATTACGAAAATACTTTTCAGTTTGAAAGTATCCTTGTAGACTTACATTATCAGGACATCTATAGAACAGTTCCTCATCATAATGAAAGTGCCTTTCATGAAGAGTAGTTGCTTGTCCGCTATCTAGTAGACCAACATTCACATTAAGGTCAAAGGAATCAAATAATTCTGTCCTGAGCATATTTCCAATGCCATCATTTACAGCATCAGGATAATATGGGATAGTAATATCTGCTCCAATATTTCTTGCTATCCCTTTTAGGGCAGCATACTGGAACATCTGATTACCGAGACGACCCATTCGTCCCAGTGCATTAAATCCAATCATTTCAGTTGTGCTTTACGTATTTTCAGATAGTCCTGTTGATCATAATACTCTTTAAGTTGTTCTTTGTCAAACTCCATTAGAGTATCATGAAGGTTTTTATTATTTTGAATGAAAGGATTTGAGAACCAAGAGTTATCAGTTCTTGCATGCTCCATATGGTATACATGTGCATCCAATCTACACACATTATATCCTAACTTATGAAACCTAAAAAATCTTTCATCATCTTCATATCCATATGCAACGAATCCTTCGTTTTCTAATCCACCCTCAATATATTTTTGAGTAGAAAAGAACTGGCAAAATCCATACTTTGCATCATAGACTCTAGATTTTTGTCTAAGAATAGAAAGATCATAGTCTTGATTGATAAACTCAGATACTAATTCATCCGTGGCTAAAATTTGAAACTGCCAGTTCCCATCACCATATGGATAGACAACATCACATTCACCAGAAAGAATTTTTTCTTCAGACGTGATGTATGACTCTAGCGGTAAAATAATATCACAATCATAATTTACCACTACATCTGTGGTAGTCATCATAACCATATCATTTAACAGTCTTGTACGATGAAAATAATTTTCATCACTCTGCTCAAAAATATGTGTCAGTCTATCTGCTTTCTCACCCACACATTCGTGGATTTGTGGTAAAGCCTTCTCAATAAAAACGGAAGTCTTATCAGATTCTTTGATAACGATTTTACAATCAGTGTTATCAAGAAGATAGATTGAACTTACGATCACATTCCTAAGTCTATCATCACTCTCAATCCTAAGAGGAACTATGAAGGTTGTATTAGATAACTTCATTACACAATCTTCCAACCCTCAGGAATCAAATCATCCATATGATAGTGATCATATGATGGACCAAACCATTGCTTAGGTGCGATCACAGTCTTGTCAGGATTGTCAATCAACCATGCACCCCACCAAGAGAATGAGGAGTTAGCAATGATAGCATCAGTACAGAGAGACATCAGACACAGGTCTGTCCAGGGCAATCTCTGTCCATCAGAGAACTCTTCAGTGCTCTCTGACATAATGAATCTATCAGATGCAAAGAACTCTTGCTCCTTACACCACTCAATATGGTCTGAGAAAACTACCACAGGGATATCATCAGGGAACTCTGCAAGAGCCCTCTCATAATAATCAAATGTACAGACAGGATGTGCTGCTTCTAAATTCACATATGCCCATGGCAATTTAGGATCACCACGGCGAATATGTAGAAAAATCTTACGGTCACTCTCAATACTATCAATCATCTCTTTACAAGGATTGTAAATGGAATCATGAAATTGAAAGTCCTCACGAAGTTCTTTCTCTACGTTTTTAAAATATCTCTCTGTCTGAAAGTATCCTTCAAGATTAACATCATCAGGACACTCATCAAATAATTCCTGGTTAAAATGAAACTCTTTCCAGATAGCCCACTGTCTATCACCAGGAATGCCATGATGCTCTTCTGTAGCACCGGTCATCTTAAAGGTCTCAAACATACAGTAGTTGTTTTCACAACCGTACTCATCAACCCCTGATGTACCTGGAGGGGGAATAACCCAATCAAACCCACGATTAGCAGCAATACCTCTTAGAGAGGCATATTGAAACATCTGATTACCAAGACGACCAGACTTACCAAGTTTATTAAAAGATAACATCAGTATCCATACTCCTTTTTCATTTCATCAAAGACTGCTTTGATACCGTCTTGCATATTAGTTTCGGGTAACCACCAGTCCATAATATAACTGTTTGCTTCATTTCTCTTATCCATCTGCACACTATCCTTAGCAAGACCAGGATTAATTTTAATTGGTTTGTCAATTAGATTAAACTGTCCCATGATAATTGCAGCAACTTCCTTGATAGATGTTGCATGGAAAGACGTAATGTGTAGAGGGTCTTCTGGTTTGAAGTCAGTGTAGTTCTCCATGATAGTCTCAAGTGCTTCACAGCAGTCCTCAGCATAGAGGAACTGACGTTCTTCAGTGCCATCAGTCATCATCTCAAAATCACCTTCTTCAAATCCTTTTTTAATAAAGTCAGTGATCACATGAGCCTTATCCATATCCTTCTCAATACCATAGACATTCCAGAACTTAACAATAAGTCCTTTCAATGACGTGGTATACATCTCACCCACTCTCTTCATAACACCATAAGGAGAATAAGACATGTTACTCATCTGTGAAGATGCGAAGACAAATCTTTTATTATACTTCTCTAATAGACCAAAGACATTTGCCATCAGTCTAGTATTGTTATTAATAAAGTCAAAGGTGTGCTGATACTTTTTTAGATATCTAGAACCACCAACATCAAACGCAAGGAAGAAAACAAAGTCAGCATCTTTGATGCAAGATTCTAACCAGGTGCTAGGTATAGCAGTAAGGTTGTATTGTGCTCCAAGGTTCTTATCATACTCAATAACTTCATGACCTTTTTTACGAAGGTACTCCGTTAAGTATGCACCGATCTGGCCACTAGACCCAAGATTTAAAACTTTCATGTGTCAATTCAAATACCGTAAATGTGGTTTTGGCAAAAAACCTTAAAAATCCAATCGTGTTTTTGATACTCTAGATTATTAATAACCTTAGCATTATAACCTAAAGAGGTATCGGGTGAAAACATTGGACACCCTTCTTCTGTGATCCTCTGTAGATTAGAATAGATTGTACCATATTTATCCATAACCTCAGACCCGCCCCAGGCAATGATATCAAGAATAGCAAAATCATCTACCCCTGTTTGAATCCAATCAGGTCCAGGGTTAACATTGAATGTATGCAATTTATTTGGATCATACTCTTCAAATGGACCAGGGTGCTGCATCCAGAGAAGATCAGATCTCATACGAATAACATAGTCATACTTAAAGTTATTCTCTTCTTCATATTGCTTCTTCAGATTCATCACCTGCTCAATACCATAAAACATTGAGATTTGGTTATCTTTTGGATGAGTTGCTCTCCATTTAGTTTGCCAGGTATCAGCAAACATGTCTGCAAAGTATCTGGGTTTTTCATAAGTTATCTTCTTAGGTTTCCAGTTCTCATCAATCCAGTCTTTGACGCTAACATCTGGCCAAGTTCCCTGACCAACATCAGTTCTAAACTGAGATCCAACAAGATCATCATCAAACCACATATGAGCAAAAACATCTACATCAGGGAGACCTAGACGAAAGTATTGTTTATGATTTTCATAACATTCTTGATAACTTCTGGGTCTTCCAGAATAGCAAAGTGCAATCTTAGTCATTTAGCATATATGGATAATCTGTACAGATGCCGTATGGCACTTCATTTTTAATATGAGTTTTAAAACTATCTACCATCTCCCAATCAAGCAAAGGAATGATAGTCTTGTCATCATAAGTTTGTTCTATATCATGTAACCAAATTTTTTTATTTGATGTGTATGAATATGGATCACCAGTGTGACAAAAGGATTGAAATATTTCACAAGTCTTTGCTGCCTCTACATTTTTACAATGCAACCAGAGATTATCCTGTCTCTTAAAGAACCAGTTCCAAGTCACTTTATATTGTGGTTCGTCATGACCCAGCCAAAACTCACCATCAATTGACCAAACATCAATCTCTACATCATAACCATTACCAAGAGCACAGTCAATGTAACTAGGAGCATTCTCTCTACCAGGAACTCGTCCCCGAACATTACCTCTGTGAGATATAATTCTCATACTTCCTCAATGCGTAATGATTTGTCCTCAATAAAGAGATCGTAAAATGGTTTATCAACACGGAGTTCATGATACTTACATCCCCAATCCGACAGTTGTTGCTGTGTTAGATTAGTCCAATCAATCTGCTTTCTACTTCCTCTTGCTGTCCAATATACAATTGTATTTCCTTGGTCATACAATTGGTTAATCTTATCAATGTTATTTTGAATTGGTTTTGCTTTGGTGTAATCGTGAGTTGTTCCAAAATCTGTAGATGATTCCCGATTACAAATCGTTTCATCAATGTCAACATAAATTACTTTCATTGATACATTTTTCTCCTGCGTGCTTCACTGGGACACTTATCAATTTCACTGACCTGTTCTTCTGTAAGGAAGTTTGTTTGTCCAAGAATTTTGGCACCAACAAAAATCTCAGCAGATTTTTCGCACATCATAGTTGATGCAACACATTCTTTAGCAGATGCAGATGCTACAATTATACCATGATTTTGTAGTAATATCAATTTAGGAAAGTATCCTTCCTCTTCTATAAATGCAAGGACACTTTTCTTCATTTCTTCAAGCAAAGGTTTACCTGGCATTGCATAAGGAACAACACAAGACTTTGCGCCATTTCTTACCACTTGATCGGGAAATAATCTATGCTCAGCAAATGACCAGATTTGTTCAGAGCATGCCACTTGCATAGTTTTAAGTGGGTGAGTATGTGCTATAAATTTGATATCATCAAATTCCCTTAAGATCCATGCATGAAATCCAGTTTCAATACTTGGTTTTGGTCCAAGTGAAGCAAAAGGAACCCCACTCAGTTTGCAAGCAACGAGTTGATCTTTATCTAAGGTGTCTAAGGAAGTTCCACTTGCCTTGATATAGAAAAGGGTTTGATATTCATCTTCTGCTTTAGCTGACACATTTCCCTCACCGCAAATTGCGTAAGGCCCAAGTGCATGTGCTAGTTCTAAGAGATTAACCATTCCGTTAATTTTTTGGATAGTGTATTTAGATCTACTTCCCATGGCGAATTCATACCACCAGAGATTGATAATGATCCTACGTCATCAACTGTCGCTTCTTTCTCATCAGTAAAACTGGTGTGATCAAAGTGAGTTAGTTGAGTGTGTTCCATAGCATGTTTTAATCTATCATTAACATCAAAAAATAATGGACTGTTAATTGATAGAACTTTAGTCTCTGGAGGACAGAATAAGACGTTAGCCATTCCACCACCAATCGGACCAGCAACATACTTTGCTGAACTAAAGATACCAATTTTTTCTCTCATTGTCAAGTTTTCACAAAATATTTCTTCAAATCCATGTAAACTAAATGTCTGCATCATCTGATCTTCATTCATACATCTACGTCGTTCAGTGTAGTTTGTACCAATGTTATCAAGATTATTATGTGTCCATGTTCTACGTGAAATGTAGACCCTCTCAGGTCCCACATATTCGCCAGTAAGTCTGTTAATTATATCAAACGTAAATCTATGAGGTGGTTTCTCTGACAGACCTCCATGAGTCAAGGAAGACCCAACCAGGACGTAGTTATAGATGACATCCTGTCTTAGAAAAATGACATCATCTCTAGTTATACCAAGCAGTTCTAATGTTTCCCAAACAAAAGGATACAAATCATCTTTACCTTCAGCAGGACTTACAAGTAATTTTAAATCTGGATGGATTTTTTTACCATCAAAATATGTATAGAGATATGGAAGAGTATCATAAATGAAGTGAAAGTAATTTGCCATATTGTAGGCAAAGTAAAAGACTGGAATATCACAGCATGACCACGATGAGCACAACTCCATGTCATACTTCATTGTCTCTTCATATACAGTTCCTCTACCTAAAGACATAAACTTCTCAATTGTTGGTAGACGAAGTTTCTTATCGTTATAAGAATACATCAAAGGCATTGGATAATGTATTGAGTATCCAGTAAATTGGACTGAAGAAAAATAAGCACACTCAAGAACTCGGCCGTTCTCATCCTCAGGGCAGAGTGTTTTAGTTTTTCCTTCGTTCCAATACTTAATGGGTAAGGTAATCTTTTCTGTAGTCATAAGGATGCCAATTTACTGTATTGAAGAAATTTTGCCAGTAGCGATACGTTTTTAAATCGTCAGGTGTCCCCCAACAGATATAATGATCAACCTCAAAGTTCTTAACAGTATATCCAAGAGAGATTGCTTCATTTAAAATACTGTCAACATAAAACTCACCGTTAGTTCTAATGTCTTTCTCGTAAGTTTGTTTTAAGGAGTTTAGATATACATTCTTATTGCGGAAGAACATAGTACCAACAACAGCATACTCATCTACAGGACTATCTCCATTAAATTTTTTAACCGAAACACCCTTGACATCATCACCATCTACATCTAACCAAGAATACATATCAGGATTACGATGTGAAGTATAATTATTTCTATAACTCCAAACGACAATATCGGTTTGAGGGTCCTCAATTAAATCTGCAAACTTATCAGAGTCATACAATACTCCATTGTCACATGCCGACAGAAGAACTGATGTGTCATCATCAATCTCATTCATAATCTTTTCAGTCGTGCAAGCTTGTCCGTTAAGAACATCATCAATCCATACGACATGAGCATATTCTTCCAAAGGAAGCATACTCATATGAGAGTTTAAACAAGCATAGACTGTCTTATCCGTCTTTGGTAAACAATATTCTGCCTGATCAATCATGTAGTTGTCATTAACTACAAGAAATGGTTTAGGGATAGCAAATCCTTCTGTTTTAAATCTACTACCTGCACCTGCCATAGGAAGAGCAGTCACACAGTTTTTAATCTTGAGTGGTTTATTACCTTCAAGCACTGCCTTATAGTAATTTGACCACTGCAGGTACATATTCATATCTAATGGTGTTCCCCACTGAAGCATCACAGGGATTTCATATACCAAGTTTGGCATATCATCATTAATCAAAAGATTATGGACTAGGCTTACGTAATATTCTCCGTTAATATTGATGTCTTCATCAATTAACTGTTGAAAATATTTTTTAATATAACTTCCTTTCCTAAAATAATAAGTTCCAGTAGAAGCAAACTCTGACATCTTATCAGCAGTAAATGGTTGCTTCTCTCTAATCTCTACTATTTGATTATCATCTCCAGTTTTACAGAAAGCATAGTTATCACTACCAAGCATATGAGGATGAAATCCAGTGTAACAAACTACACATCCATCACAATTAGTTTGTGTGACAAACTCCTCAAAATCATTATAATCCCAATGCATTGAGAAGTCGCAGTAATTAACTACTACAGGTTCATCATCATCAATATACTTGGTTGCTTGCAGTACACTATGAACTGGACCTTTCTTATGGGACTCAATTGTTAAGATGATAGAATCTTTTACAAGACTGTGTAGAACTTCAACTACATCAGTTTCTTTTGCATGCTTATAGTTAATAATAAAAACAAACTCACTGTCTTTAGGATAAAGATCAATGATATGTTCAATAACTTTCTTTCCATCAATCTCAATGAGATGCTTTGGTGTTTCATATCCGGCAGAAGTAAATCTACTACTCTGACCTGACATTGGGATAATAACTTTCATATCAGTCTCCTTTCATTATTCTGTAACTGTCTTCATCAAAATGTTGCGTAGAAAATTCAAATAATTCGGATGGTTCAATAGCAATCATTTGATGTTTGAGTTCACGATGAATGTGAAACTTATCACCAGGTTCAAGTATAACATCCCTTGCCGCCGCCAGGTCGTCACTATCACCATAATATAAAAGTATTCTACCAGATTGTAAGTAGAATGTTTCGTCTTTTACTTTATGATAATGCCATGAGCATCTTTTCCCTTCATTAAAAAATAAGAGTTTACCGCAATACTCTTCAGTATTAACAATCCATTTTTCATATCCCCAACCTTTAGGAACATGTTTTATTTCTGGTGTCATTTCTTATCGCTAAAGAATACATGATCTGGCCATGCTTTATCATCAATAAACATATCTGCGTGTGGTTTACCCATAATTAATTCATGATACTTACATCCCCACATACTCAATTGTTCTTTAGTGAGTGGGTATAGTAATTTATGCGCGATCTCCCGTGCCTCTTCGTAAGGTTTGTCGCTAGATCTTCCCATTGCTCTAGCAGTAAAGTAGATGATGTAATTACCTTCATCATACAGATCATTAATTGTAGCAATCCTATCTTTCTTTGGAGTAGCATTTTCATACTGCAGATTCCCAGATCCTTTACCAGGAGTACAGATAGTTCCGTCAATATCAATCACATATCTCATAAATGTCACTCTTTTGTAGTACGTAAGTTCCAAAATGCGTTACGGCAATAGCAGCTGCTTTATTAGCATATGGTATAGCAGTCTCTATCTTACCATATCTCAGGTAAAAGTAAACTAGTGCAGATAGAAATGTGTCGCCAGCACCACAAACATCAAAGACACTTACTCCAACTGCTGGATAATTCTTACCTTGATAGTCAACTCCTTGCGATCCTTTGGTAACGATAAGGTTAGGTGAGTCTTTTAGATTCTCATCTAGTTTGGAATACTCATCATCATTAATTTTGATATACGCATGATTAACTGGTAGATTTGTCTTCTTACTGTCAATAAAGACAGGTCCATCAAACCACTCAACCAATTCAAACAATCGTTCAGACGTGATAAATCCCTTATCATAATCAGATATGACAAGAGCATCGAATTTTTCTTGTGATAGATCATAACCCACAGGAAGAGAAGTTGCACCAAAAGGTTTAAGTTCTCCTTCAGTATCAACTCTCAGTATCTGCTGACTATATCGCTCATCAATGTATCGTGTCTTGAAGATACTCTCTTCCTGAGTGATTGTAGTAACGTCCAGATCAAAGGCTTGCAGGTTATTTCTGACATTGTATGCCATTCCATCAACACGTTTCTCCCTCGTATACTTGAGGATAGGAACAGGTGCCTCTGGATTGATTTTATCACAGGTTCCATAGACGTATTGGTCTATGCAACTATCACCGATTAATAATATCTTGAATTGTTTTTGTTGTTGCATACTCTTCTATTCTATCAAAGAACCTCAGCTCAGCAGCGTACATTGAACCAATGACTGACTTATCTTTCCAGTCAGATCCTACAACCATTATATCAGGTTTTACTGTTTTTATACAGCGTTCTAACTCTTTATCACTATCAAAGATTACAATGTAATCAACTGCTTTTAGATTCTGGAGCATGTATGCTCTATCACCTACACTATTTACTGGTCTAGTTGGACCTTTCTTTTCCTGAACTCTACGATCACTGTCTATACCAACAGTAAGAGTATCACCCAAAGACTTAGCATAATTAAGAAGTTGAATGTGTCCTGGATGTAGGATATCAAACGTTCCGTTAACGAAGATTTGTATAGACATATTCTAATGATTTTTGTAATCCGTCAAGTTTTAGATTAAGTTTAGATAGTTCTGCTCCACTAGCACAATATGAGGTATTGTATCCTTCCTCTAAAATACTAATTGGAACTTTATAATCAGATAGATTATTAATCATTATAGCAACATCTAAGAGAGATGTGGTTGGTTCATATACAAGGTTAAGTTCTTTTGGAAGATTTAAACGATCACTACCACTCTTAAGATAAAGATCAATAACTTTATACACATCAAGAATACCAAAGAGATCCATAAATCTATCTTTAAATATTACAATCTGCTTATTGTCAATATAGTTTTTAATATTTGCAGTAGTGAACATAGTGTCTGGAGCATGAACACCAAACATATTAAAAAATCTTAAATTATATACATGATTATACTGACGACAACGATGAGTAATCATATATTTTGAGAGTCCATAATAGTCAGTAGGAACTCTATCTCCAAAAGATTTCTCTTCTACTTTAAAAATATCTCCCTCACGACCATACGCAGCACCACTACAAATGTTGATCATTGGAATCTTCTGTGCTGCCAAATTCTCAAACATTAAAATGTTGTTATGAAGATCCTCTGGAATGTCTGTGCGAGTACGACGACCACCACGAATAGCAGCATGAATTATAAAGTCAGGATTTCGGTTCCGAAAAAAAGATTCTACATCATCAGGATTTGAATAATCAATATTGGAATAGTGTACAGTATGATCTTTCTCTAGAAGAGGAATTATTTCCTTCCCTAGATTGCCACGCTGGCCAGTAAATACAATGTTCATCTACGAAGATTAATGTAGGATGGTTTTCCTGAATACAGGAATTTTTCAATATCAACATCTTCCTTAGTCTCAGGCCAGAATGACTCAATACCAGGAAGTGCATCTAAAACCTTAGTGTCCTCACAGGCATAGTGAGAGAATCCACAAGGTCCGTAATCATCATCACGACCACTACCAACGAGTTTAACAGGGATCTGTTCGTGATGCAAGTAATTCCTAATGAACTCAAAAGGACGATACAAAACAAAAGGAGTAATTGAATAACATACCGGAATCTTACCTTCCATAGCAAGACCGGCACCCATACCAATCATAAGTTGTTCAGCAGCACCAGGATTAATCACACGGTCTGGATAGTCTTCTCTTAGATGATCAAATACCCTATACCCAACATCACCAACCAGAAGAAAGATGTTCTCATTCTTTCTCATCTCCTCAGTCAGGAGTTCTTGAAATCTACGTCTCATAGCGATGCAATAGCCTCTTTATATTGTTCTTCGGTAAAGTTGGTATAGTGTGCATGTAGTCCTTTAAGACCAAAATGCTCTACGGTAGTCTTGTGGAACTTTGCACTAGGACAGAATGCTTTCACACGGTTCTCTAGCGTAGTCAAATCTACGGGGTCATATGCTGCCCATCCATTAGCATTTACATGAACCGTGATATTCTGCATACCACTATCACTAATATATCTCAGTGCTTCCCATACAGAACCTTCATTACTCTCACCATCAGAGATCATCACATGAACGTGACGGTTTGGATTACCGACAGCACGTCCTACTGCAACACAGATACCCATACCCAGACTACCAGTAGAGCAATGAATATGATCCAATTCGTTACGCTTTGGGTGCTCACCATACTTGTCAAGTAGTTCCTGAGCGTCCAGTCCATAGTATTCCTCAAGAATTACATAGAGTGCTACGACAGCGTGACCATTGGACAGGATGAAGATATCATCTTCTTTCTTATTTTTATAGATGTCATCAATGATATGCAGACACGAAAAATAACTCCCAAGATGGTGGAGTTTATTTTCATAACAAATATCAAGGAGTCTACGATAAAGTTTGGTCATCAATAAACGAGCATACAATCTGCTTGGAGTTTATCAACACTCTTTCCAAAACTTTTCAGTTTATCAGAAATCTTGTTGAAGTTCTCTGCCATCATACCACGTTCTTCAAAATCATGCACCTCTACATATAGTCCATCAATCTTAGTCAGTGCCTCTTCAAAAGAATCCTCAAAGATAATCTCATTTTCAAATCCCTCAATATCCATCTTAACAAATCCAACACGATCAATATCCAATGAATCAATAATACTATTAAGAGTTTTTGTTTTTACCTTAACAGTCTTACCACTATGAGGATCAGTTCTATGAGAGACGAAAGAATTCATCGTAGAATTACGTTCATGAATATTGAACTCTGCCTCACCATCCTCAGTACCAACAGCAAGATTAAGAGCCTCAATATTTTTAATTCCTGCAATACCAACCAGTTCGTTCAGAAGAGCAAAGTGTGAAGGAGTTGGTTCTACTGAGAATACCTTTTCACATATGGGAGCAACAAACATAGAAAATAATCCAATGTTTGCGCCCAAGTCAATCATATTGAGATCTTCATTTTCTTTTAGAAACCAATAGAAGTCAGTATTAAACTGTTTTAGAATATGAACCACGCAAGAGTGTTCTGCGAATGCATGATTTTTATAATTCTCTGATGACGAAAGATCGATTTTATTGCCTGCGATATCAGAAAACGAAAGAAGGTCTGTCATGATGTTACTTTGTTGATGTATTGTAAGGGTTCTTCAGCGATCACGGTCTTCATCCACTCACGAAGACCACCGTGTTCTTTATTTAGTTTTGCTGCTGCAGATCCTCCTGCCTGGTGCATAACTTTGATGCACATTGGATCTCCAGTCTTAGGATCATCAAGATAGAGTGCATTATCTTTCACATAGATGTCAGACCAACTCTCCCAGTGATTATTATTCTCTCCCCAAGTATTACAAAGTCCATAGGAAACTCCTGTTCCCATGGCATCAATAATCTTTGTTGAGTATTTTCCACAATGGAAGATTTGATTCAAGGTATCCTGCTCATCACCAATCCCATGAGCATATGGATTTACCTCATCCTTGATTCTCTTTGCTTCTCTATTCAATTCATGCCAATCATACCAGAACTGTTTGTTATTTGAAGCAATCAAACCAGCATTAATAAACTTCTGTACTGGAATTTTTTCTCCATTACCAAAGGGTGGCAGGTGATGAATGGTAATGCCAGGATGAGAACTTGCCTTGTCCAATGAGTTGTTATTACGGACTCCGATAATATCCTCATCACTCTCAAAGAGTTCAGTCATAGGACCAGTTACAACACAGTCACCATCAATATGAACAACCATATCATAATCATCAATGTAAGGCATACAACTAGGTGGCATCATCCATACGTTGTTCAACCAAGAGTCTTTTACCTTTGCCACATCAGTCATCTTTGAATCAAATACAAAGAAATCTACATCTGGATGAAAATACTTGAATGAATTTCTAAGTTCATCTAATCCAATATAATCAATATAGTCATCTGTACACCAAGTTGTTACAGCAATTTTTTTCATTTGTCTCCCATGGCCATAAATGAGTTGTTTAAATCAATACCAGATACAAAAATATTTTCATATCCACGTTCAAACATGTAAGCCTCAATAATTTTAGGAGTAAGTACATGCTTATGCTTTCTATTGTTCCAAGGTCTCCAATAGACCTGACTAAAGTCGGGTAGATATAAAAACAAGGTTCCTTCCTTCTTGAGATTATCATACCAATAATCCATAGTCGCAACCCAATCAGATACGTGCTCTAAGCAATGACTAGAGAAAATGTAATCTACTTGAACTGGTGGTAGATTATCAGCATCCCATGGATCATCAAAGTCAAGATCAATAGGTGTAGCACCAGGAAATGCCCACTCTGGTTTCATACAACCAATATCATATCCAACTCCACTACAAACATGTTTTGCAAAAGGAATTGCAAATTGTGATGCATTCCCTTCTGTTTGAAACTTTGGATACCAGTTTTTCTTATACTCTACTACTTGCATATCAATTTATGTGGGGTACTGAATAAGTAATCAATCTCGGTCATATTCTTTTCGTTATGTGCAACAACCACATAATTTTCATAAGAGGTGTCTAAGACATCAATAATATAGTTGAGTGATGTATTGATTGTATAAACACTCTTTGCCTTCTCAAAAACTTTACACCAATCAAACAAAGTATATCCGTCAATGTATTGTAGTTCTACAGAGGGTAAGTTGTAATTTTCTGGACGCATCAGTTCACAATTTCTTCCTTCATTATAAAGGTTGTTGATAAACACGAACTCGGAGTCGTCCTTGAGACCAAGTACATTATAATACAGATCGTCTTCTTTAGCAAAGTCACGATCAAATTTAAACCAATCCTTCCAATCAGAGTAATCAAGTCCCAACATAGAATATTTTGAACTCATAATCTTACCATCATTATGAGTCATATCAGCAGTTGCCATACTGATAAATGCTGCATTTTCCTCTACAACAGCACCTGCACCATGTTCATAGATATCTTTCATTGGAAAGTCATCTGTTGTCATGGGAAACCAGATATCTTTAATATAGTTTTGAATCCATTGAATATCGGGTTTCAGGGGCCAGACAACATCATACCCCTTCATCATCATTACCCTAGCAATCTTTTGACAAAAGAAAACATCACCAATTCCTGCAGGTTGTTTAATTAAACAGGGTCTCATACGTATGCTACAAGGATATAATCATCAACAGGATTGATAGACTTATAATAGGTGAACTGATAGTCAGGGTTGATACCACGAATCTTATCCATCAGTTGATCTTCTCTGCCAGAGAAATAGATGGGAATGTCGTCAATAACAATTGTATGATCCTTGATAGGGTGATCCTTAATCATATCAAGTTCTTCCATAGTTGGTACACCACCACCTTCAGCGTGTGCATCCAACCAGAAGATAGCCTTCTGATCAACTTTCTTTAGGATTTCTTTTACACAATCTCTAGAGTCACCCAACCAAAGATTAACATTATCATCATCCTTAAATTTCTCCAGACAAATATTATATCTTTCCTCAGACAATTCACAACTGAAGATCTCTTCAAAACCAAGATCAACTGCATATTTAACAGCATCTCCCATATAGGTTCCAGTTTCAACAAAGTGCTTACAATCTTTGCCGATACCAAAGTCCTTAAAGATATAATAGAAAGAATGGATTCCTTCTTTAAGTGCCTTCTCAAATACTTCTCTAGTCATTTTGTTCTCCGTTAAAATAATTTTCCCAAATGAAGTCTTCCAATACTTCCATTTTCAATGCTCGTTCAAAGTTGTCTTTGATTGCATCCATTTTATCATTATAAAGTTCTTCAGTCAAAGACTCAATATCAAATCCATCCTCTAGGATAATCATACCATCAGTGTTGAACCATTTTCCAACAGAAGAGGTGCCATGATAAATTGGAACTGTTCCTGTTAAAAAACAATCCAAAAGTTTTTCACTGAAATACTCATTGTTGTTTTCAATAGCAACCGAGAACATATAGTCTGCGAGTGCTTCTTCTTTGTATTCAATCTCATTAAATCCACGACCAAACAAAGGAGCATACTCTTTTAACTGGTCAAGCATATGTAGTCTCTGTTGATGACCAGGAAGATGAGACTTGTTTGATGCCAGAATAGAAATCAATTTATTCTTTGGATAAATCTGAGGTTCACGAATCCAAGATCCGTTTCCAGGAACCCAACAAATTCTTTCATGAAGATCACATAGTTCTTCACTCCAAGTAAAAATTTTATCATATTCATCCATATAGGTATCAAGATTATTCTTGATCTCCTGAATGAGAGGTTCAACTATCCAACAACATTCTAGAATGATACCATATTTTTTCTTACTAGAGGAATCCTGCAGGCCTGCAGGAATAAATCTATCAATATAAAAAGTCTCATCATCTGTTGTGAGACCATTAAATGTTTGTTGTTGTCTACCCTCACCTTCATGAACCCATTTAATATACTTTGATTCTTTTCCGTGAGTCGTATACCCCTTATTTCCATTCGTGAGATGAATAAAGGTATCATTCAACAATTTAAAATTTTTCATTTCAGCAAATACTTTTCTTTGTTAAATGGGTTCAGTTCTCTATCATTTCTCAAGAAAATAGAGTCACCCCATCCTTCTTGTTGATAAGAATCTGACATTTCAGCAAGTTTAAATCCCCTTTCAGTCAACCATTGTGAGATAAATTCATGAGGAGCACCTGTATTGTTTCTATCATTCAAAGAAGTTTCAATAAAGATCATATTGATATATTTTAGATGATCTTCAAAACCCTTTAGAATTTCAAGTTCTGCTCCCTCTGCATCAATATTCAAGAAATCATACTGATCCATATCAATATTATTTTCTTCAATCAAAGTAGATAGTTTCTTAGTTACAACAGTAGCATAACTACCACCCGCAAGTTTTCTTGACAGATGATCAGAGTATGCTACTGGGTTTAGAGTTGAACAATCATTAGCAAGAAAGAATTGTTTTTCTAGACCATCCTCACTATACACACATTCATTAAAAGAAAGGTATCCACATCTATCAGCAACTGGTTTTGACATAGTATCAAAGACAAATTTATTTGCCTCAACGCCGATAACTTTATTTCCAACTAATTTGCTATAGCAGTAATGCTCCACAAAGTCCCAAAGACCAACGTGAATGATACCTTTGACATCAACGTTTAGTCTTTCAAAACTACCAACATAATTTATATTATCATGAAGAGGATGTGGATGAAATCCAGTCTCCTTATCATAAGAAGCGTAAGGTCCTAATTTACTCATACTGAATGATGAAATGGAGCATATGGTTCTGAACTTTGAATTTGAGATTGAATCCAATAATAGGTGTAACGAAAACCTTCCTTATGAGTCATTTGAAAATCCCAATTTAACTTTTCACGAATCAAATCATTGTTAGAGTTACGACCACGAACACCTAGAGGTCCATCAATATGAATTTTAGAAACTTCTTTTTCTGCAACTTCAGCCGCAATATCTACAAGTTGATTAATAGTAACCATCTCTTCAGAACCAATATTCACAGGACCCATAAAGTCACTGTCCATCATTCTTCTAGTTGCTTCAATGCATTCATCAACGAACAAGAAGGAACGAGTTTGTAACCCATCTCCCCACACCTCGATTGCTCCACCTGACTCCGGGAGGTAAGCGACCTTACGGCAGATTGCAGCTGGTGCCTTCTCTCTTCCACCGTCCCAGGTTCCTTCGGGACCAAAGATGTTGTGATACCTAGCAACCCGAACAGGGATGCCATGGTTACGATTGTAAGCAAAGTAGAGACGCTCACTGAAAAGTTTCTCCCATCCATACTCGGAGTCTGGTTCTGCTGGGTACGCATCATTTTCCCTCAGTCCAGGATTGTTTGTTTCTTCTTGAGCATACTCAGGATACATGCATGCTGATCCAGAGTAGAAAATCTTAGTAGGTTGATCTAGTGAAGGACGAACACATGCAGTTCCATTCTCTTCACCATCAAAAGTTTCATTCAGTTGACGAACTTCTTCAAGGACATTCAAGTTGATAGACACTGAGTTGTGCATGATGTCTGCATCATTCTCACCAGTAAATACAAATCCTGCTCCACCCATATCAGCAGCAAACTGATAGATCTCATCAAAAGGACGGATACAGCGATAAGGAACAGAGTTATAAAAATTACCTTGTTCACCTTTGAACTGGATGACACGACGCACAAAAGTTACATCACGCAAGTCACCTTGTACAAACTCATTTGCATGGGTATTTGAAAATTCTGGGTACTTAAGATCAACACCACGTACCCAGTAACCTTCAGAGCGGAGACGTTTGACCATATGACTTCCAATGAAACCACCAGCACCAAGCACCAGTGCTGTCTTCTTATATTCAGACATTATGTAAAAAGTTTCTTCTTATATATGATACGATTATTTTGACAGTTTGTCAATATACCACTGAACAGTATCTCCCAGTCCATCACTAAAATTAATAGATGGAGTCCAACCTGTTGCAGATGTTAGTTTTGAAAAGTCTGTTCCATATCTTTTATCCTGGCCAGGTCTGTCATATGAAACACCAATCAACTCATGAGATTTATCAAGTAGGTCAAGAATCATTTTAGTTACTTCAATGTTTTGCAACTCACATCCTGCTCCTACATTAAATTTATCATTCAATACTTTCTTTTCCTCAATGGACCAGATTGCACTACAGTGATCCATTACATGAATCCAATCTCGAATTTGTTCCCCACCATCATACATGTAAGTTACTTTATCTTCCATGGCGTTCTTAATTACTTTAGGAATAAGTTTCTCAAAGTGCTGACCCCTACCATAATTATTAGAGGATCCTGTAATTACATATGGAAGTCCATAGGTATTGTGCCAACTAGTTACAAAATGTTCTGCTGATGCTTTAGTTGCAGAGTAAGGATTTCTAGGATTATATGGTGTGTCCTCTCTGAAAAGGGAGTCATCATATTCAAGAGAACCATAGACTTCATCAGTAGAAATATGGTGAAACTTTTCTACTTGTACCTTGAGGCTGGCATTAAGAAGGTTGATTGTTCCATTAATATTTGTAGAAATGAAAGGGTTGGAATTAGATATTGATTTATCAACATGACTTTCAGCAGCAAAGTGAAAGACTTTCTTTGGTTTATGTTTATCAAAAATATAATTTACATGCTTTTCATTAACAATATCACACCAGACAAATTCAATCTGAGGACACTGAGGAATATTCTCTTCATTTGATGCATAAGTTAAACTATCAAGAACAATAATTTTATCATCTGTAACATCACGCAAAAACTCAAGGAAGTTACTTCCAATAAATCCTGCACCACCAGTAACGATAATAGACATATACTTTTTTTAAATGATACTAAAAAAGACCCTTAATGTCAAGGGTCTTTGGGTCGCCATGCACGCCACTTGCTTTTAGGAAGCAAGAAACCAATTAGCTCCAGAGTTGGTTGATTCTAGTCTCCATCTCTATAAACCTTGCATCAACTTCTTGTTGTGCTTTATCGCTTGCTTCAAGCGCAGCAACTTTTGCTTCTAGTGCTTGAAGTCTTGCCTCAACCTCAACATCATATTTTGACATTGATGCACCAGATGCAGATTTACCTGCTTTTCCTTGAGTTGACATAATAGTAAAAATTAACTCTTTGATTATTTAGTTTTAAGAGGGTCTAATGACTCCACCACTTAGTTTTACGAACTAAGAAACGCGAGATACCGAGTCTGTAACATAACAAGGAACACCATCTGGATCTAACCATTTAGGATATTCTGGGTCTTCAATAGCAAGAAGCATTTGATCGCCATTGTCAAACAAATAAACATCTGAGTATTTTTTAGTATACTCATTTGCTTTTTGCATACGAAAGTCTGGTTTACCATTCAGTTGAATGTAACCTCTTTGAACGAACCGATAGGGAAATCGTTCGTGGATTACAATAGTCTTAGTAGACTCAACTGACTTAGGATCTAAATCATTCATGCTTCTACCGTTTCAAGATCAATTGCGACTTGCTCGATCAAGATGTCATAATCATCAAGTGGATCACCAGAAAATACTACACCATTGTTCTCGTAATAACGACGAACCTTTTTGAGAAGTTTCGGATTCTTCACATCCAGGAAGAAATCTCCATTTACAGCACCGCGAAGGGTTTGAATGTCTTTCTTGAACTTTGTAGTCAGTGTCATTGTCTTGATTGTTGACCTTGTTATTATACACGACAGGTAGAGAACCTGTCAATGGGGGTCGCGAGGATTGAACTCGCCTTAGCCGAATTATGAGTTCGGTGCATTCACCAGATTGCTAGACCCCCTAATAGGACTGCTGGGAATTGAACCCAGTTTACCCCGTTATAAGCAGAGAGCATTAACCAATATGCGACAGTCCCTCAGGGTCCTTCGTTGTTCTGTTCAGTGTATATGCGTATGAGTTCATCATCCGCTGGCATCATCACTGCTCTCTCGCCGTTTTTATTTTCCACTCCTATTGATTCACCATTCTCTACTTTATTCATCAACTCTTCCCAATTCTCTTGCCAGTATTCCACCGAATAAAATTCCATAGTTGTCTTATGTATAAACTTTATAAAAACGATTGCAACTTATTTAAGATAATCTGGTATGCCGGTACTATATCACCTTCATCCATTCTAAACAAGTCCTTGTCGTATCTTTCCATATCATTCTTACCCCATAACCTCATTGAATCGGGCGAAATCTCATCTGCAAGATATAGATCGCCATGAGCATCAATGCCAAACTCAATCTTAAAATCAATCAAATCAAATCCAATGAGGTTAAAGATATTGATTAGATAATCATTAATCATTAATGTTTGTTCCTTGAGAGGAGTAGGGTCATATCCCATTAGCCTCACCCTATCCCAGGTAAGCAATGGATCATGTTTTGAATCATCCTTTAGAAAAAACTCAACAATAGCAGGAATAATTGGTTGACCCTCTTTAATTGTAGTGGTCCTTACAATAGAACCTGCTGCTCTGTTCCTACAGATGACCTCTAAAGGAATAATGTCAACTTTCCTACAAAGCATCTTATTGGGACCAATCTGCCTATGGTAATGAGTTTTGACACCAAGAAATTCTAGTTTGTCAAAAAGAATGGAAGATATTTGACAGCATAATGATCCCTTACCTGCTGGGTAGTCTTCTTTCTCACCATTACCAGCAGTTACTTTATCATGATACTCAATCAAAACTTCCTCGGGATTTTCAGTACCAAATACAGTTTTGACTTTTCCCTCCACAATCTTCATAATGAATATTATACAGTATTTTTAATTATAGCACTATGGGTTTCTAGGGTCAAGTCCCATATCATTAAGATATTCTGTCCACCAGTCTGGATCTCGTTTACACTTCCAATCAGGAACGGGTAAATTATGAAGCGAATACCACTCATTAATCGCTTCATCGATAATCTGTGCGATCTGTAAATTCTTCTTCCTCTTCATCAACGTCTTCATATGGGTTTGCCACATAAGGTCCGTGAGGTTTTCTGGATTCTGATTTAACATACTTTTGTTCGTTATTGACTGCTGCAATCCACAAACTAAGTTTCATTATAATCCATATTATTCCTATTGGTAAAAAACATGCAAATAGGATTAGTGGTTTCATGATAGTAATACTTGGAAGATTTCCCCCTTCACTCTATCTATAACTTCTTGAATGATGTTTACATCAATCCCCATAAAGGGAGGGATCATTCCAATAACGCGAAAAAATCCATCCACAAAAAGTGCCAAAAACATAATACCTAAAAATGTACTAATGATTGACGCATTACGATTGTGTTGACGAATCGCATTATCAATCATTTTCTGACACTCTTCTTTTGTTACATGGTGTACAGGTTTTATTTCACTCATCCTGTGAGGCATTTGGAATATTATTCATGGGGTCTGGTTCTCCCCGAACTATAGCACAAGCTCGCTTATAGTAATAGTTATCGGTGGTATTGTTTGTTTCAAAGGTTTCTTTAATTGTTAACCAGTTCTGATAATCGTCGGGATGCATGATGGTAGAGAGATTGCCTACATTACTATTTAACTTCAAAGTCTAGTCTACGAACTTTACGTCTACGTCTTTCTTCTTGGTAGATAAGTTCTTGACTAGAGAAGTGACTATCAATCTTTCTCTCCACATTATTAGTTACCATTACAATTTTATTCAAGTCTTTGGCACCAATTTTATCATCCACAATACTCATTTGATTGGGACAACCACAGAACTGAACTTTGCTAGTGCTCGTCAATTCTTTTCTACACTCTTTGCATCTGATAGTAATCATTAGGCATACATTGAATTCGACATGCTCGAAGAGGGGATCGAACCCCCGACAATCTCCGTGTAAAGGAGGTGCTCTACCGCTGAGCTATTCGAGCGTACTCCTCCACCTGGACTCGAACCAGGGACAACAGAATTAACAGTTCCGCGCTCTACCAACTGAGCTATAGAGGATTGTCATACTCTTTCTTCGTTTTAAAGTAGAGTTTATAATATCTCTTCTTCATTTCATTGAGAGTATCCATATCATCTTGAAACCCCATGTATTTACACATTTGGGATGATCCTTCCAACTCACTAATCAATCTTAGTATACTGACAGGATGTCTTTCAAGTCCTCCAAAATCATACTGAGACATAATAATAGTTTGGAGAAAGCGGAATACCAGAATCGAACTGGTGACGAAAGGTTGGAAACCTTTAGTTTTGCCTCTAAACTAATTCCGCA